GCTAGAATTACATCTGGTTCAAACAAGGACTCCCAGTCCTTAAGGTATTTAGCCTTGACGACTAGACATTTGAAATAACAAATGCCGTCCTTAATTTTAGGCTTGAGGTATTGGTTTTCTCGAAAGAAACCACCAGTCCCAAGTCTAGCAGGTATACCGAGTCTCAAGTGCTTAGGCACCCGATTCTCACAGTATATGAGTGTTCGTGTCAAATTAAGACACTTATGCTCGTCCTGCAATAACCAGAGTCGATTATGTAGCTCCATCCAGTCCATAGGACTTTCGGGTTCAGTTTTTAATGTGACACCTTTAACGGAGGTGCCGTGGAGGTAATCTCCGCCGCAACTTTCCCTAAAGTAAGGGACCCCGCTGAAGGTCTTATCACTATTAATAACAAACCCGCAACTTCTTAGCACTGTACAGAGCTTATCGGCCACATTATCCTTAACAATAATATCATCGCCATATACGCCTGCCGTGGCATCTCTGCCGCAAACAGCAACACATATAGCGAAAAATATCATTGTTTCGAGTTCAAAAGTGAAACCGTTGCCCATGCTTGAGAATTTCTCTAAAGTGTAGACATCGTCATAGATGCCATCCCTTTCGAGGAGCTCAGCATACTGGCCGTAACGCCATTCACCAAGGTCAATCCTAGGTGTCCGGCACTGGTCTAGACAACGGAACCAATCCTCAGGGAGGATGGCTTTCACTAACTCATAGGATATCGTGTCACTAGCTGATGATAGGTCAATGGTTGCCCACTGTCCTGTAATGCTGCCAATTTTGGCTAGCTCGCAGTGTCGTTGTGGGGCCAAAGACTTATCAATTCCTAAAAATCGCAACCGGCGTTCAATTGCCTTCCCAAAAAACCTCTGTATTGAGGCATTTACGAGCGGTTCGACCATAATTGGTCTATCCGTCTTGTAAGTTTTTGGTACAAGCTGAAGCCGGCCTGCCTCTACGATTTCAGGGGCTTTGCCTTCACCGAACCACAAGTTTTTAACTCGTGGGGGGAGCGCTGGTAAAAACCAGAGCGCGCCCTCGGTAAGGCTGGGTGTATCAGTTTGTAACTTATACAAAGCTGAAGATTGAGATCGGGTGTTAGATAATGTGGCACCTGGACCGAAGCCACCAAAAACATCTGCTAGATCCGGCAAAGGACCTAGCAAGCGTTTCATAGTGGCTTTGATCTTGGGTAACCATACTGCTAGGATTTTGTCCTGCTTTGCATGGTTACACAGTACACGCTTTACTTGTAGATTTGTTTGTCTACACCATACTTCGGCCTTAGCCCATTTTCCGAGGCATGCATATACGCAATCATTATCCGTAGGCAGGTAATCTGCCTTACGAATAATATCAACGCACATGCGAGCCTTCAGAAGACGGATTGGGTCTTTGATGGTTGTAAAGTCTCTATCTAACAATTCTGCCAACTTCTCATACTGACCAATGGAAAGATACCATTGAAGTCTAGAGGCAAGAGGCGTCCCGATGTCCTCCCAGTATTGGTAGAGGAACAGCTCAACATCGCGCGACATATGAGTTCTCATGAGTGTATACTCCAATTAAGTTAATAGAATGACTCGCCAGCTTTGATAGATGCCATAAACTCGGCACTAGCAATTGTATTGAGAATTATCTCAACAGCTTTGGCCCTGTCGGTTGTTTTTAATGTATCAGGAAGGGTTAGAGTCAACGAACAAGTCGCTTTTCCTACGACTTGTTCAGGACTACAATTAACCCCACCGTTACATACTTCCGGCAGCATTATATTAACGTCGAACCGATCGGCTGTATCTGCTTGATTGCGTTTATACTTGTACGCAAGTTTAGCATCACCAACACGTGAGGTAGCACCGAAAACCGGAGCTGCCCAACGTGCTGGTAAGTCGTTACCGGCAGGAGTTTTTGACGCCCATGTGAACGTTGATGTAGCGCTACTAGCTACTGTAATATTTGACATTGATGCCATAATTAGTACCTCTTTGTTGTTAACCACTAAGGTGAGTGGCCCCTTACGGGTAAGTTAATATATTACCTTAAACGCTGAGCTAAAAAGCTCGACGCATTCAGGCCTCTTTGCCAACTTGATGTCAGCGGATTTTGCTGGAGTGCTAACCCTTTTCGTAAAGGGAGCGGCACATCACGATAGATCACTGATCCACTTCCCGTTCCCTTGACTTCGAATTCACCACCTCCTTTATCTTCGGAGATGGTTTCATCCCAGTCATGGTAATAAGTTGTGTAGCCATTGGTCCATTGGAGCCCAGCGAAGCTGTCTAGATTGTGAATCAAATCGCCAATATTGACGAAGTAATCCACGAAGAACGAATATGGGATAGCCTCCCATATCCACCTCCCTGGGTTTAATAAATCTAGACGTCCCAGTAGCCAAGTGTTAGGGTTAACAACTTTGAAGTCGTACCCCATTTTGATCGATTGCGAAAAAGTGCCAGTAAAAAGGAAGTATCCCGATTTTTTATTTACGGTGTTCTCCACTCTATCTCGAGCATTAAGCTTTACGGGCGGAAAATCCGCACCAGTGGCTTTCATGCCATCGAAGACAGTTGTTACTAGAGGAGCCCAGCCAAAGCTGAACTCCAACCACTTTCCTCCAGCTTGCTTCATAGCAGCCTGAGGGCGACGAGATTTTTT